ATGAAAAAAGGCTATAAAAAAGGTAAGAAGTAATGCCATTTAAAAAATACTCACCCAAACAAAAGAAACTTGCACGAGTAGCAAAGCCAAGAAATAAAATTACGGCTGCTGACTTTAAAAAACTTAGAATGAGTAAGAAGAAGAAAAAGTGAAAAAGAAAGTCAAAGCTCCAAAGGGTTATCATTTTATGAAAGTTGGTAAAGGTTATCGGCTTATGAAAAACAACGGTAAGTTTGTACCACACAAAGGAGCATCTACTTCTGCTGAGTTTGAAGTTATTAAAAAGCACAAGTGAGTAAGCCTGAGAAAAAAATTAGATTTGAAACCTTTGCTGAGTTAAGCAAGTACATGGAAGAAAATACTAAGAGGCAAAAAGCTAAAAGCAAGAATGGAAAAGCCAAAAGAAAATAAAGGCTTATTTTGGGATCATGTCAATAAAACATTTTATCGTTGGCATGAATTAAAACTGTTAATGCAGGAAAGAAGATTAAAAGAAAATGAAACTAAACAAAATAAAGAATCTGGTAACTAGCCTAGCACCTACACTCGGTGCAGCGATTGGTGGCCCTTTGGGTGGTCAAGCTGGTCAAATACTATCGCAAGTCTTAGGTGTAAAAAACTCTCCTGTAGAAATAGAAAAAGCGATTAATAATCTTACAGCCGAGCAAATGCTTGAACTTAAAAAAGCAGAAAAAGATTTTCAATTACAAATGAAACAGTTTGAGATAGATATTTATTCTTTAGAAACCCAAGATACCCAACACGCTAGAGAAAAGTTTAGTGGTGATTGGACACCTAAGTTTTTAGGATCATTAACCTTAGTTGGTTTCATTGGTTATATCTTTATGATTACAGCCTATCCAATAGATGACAGTTCAGACGATATCGTCATGCTTATTCTTGGTTATCTATCAGGTATAGCTTCAGCAGTTATATCTTTTTACTTCGGATCAAGTAACAAGGAAAAAAAATGAGTGAGTGGAAAAACTTTAAACTTGATGAATTCAAGTGCAAACATTGTGGTAAAAACGAGATAAATCATAAATTAGTTGATAAACTACAAGTATTGCGTGATGACCTAGGATTTCCCCTAGTTATATCATCTGGTTATAGATGTCCTGAACATCCTATAGAAGCTAGAAAAAGCAAGCCAGGCACACACGCATTAGGTCTAGCAGTTGATATAGCTGTTAGTCATCAAAAAGCATTAGAGGTGTTATACAAAGGCATAGCACATGGTTTTACAGGCATAGGAGTTAATCAAAAAGGTAATGGACGATTTATACATTTGGATATCGCAGAAGTGGAAAATTATAGCCCACGCCCTCACATCTGGAGCTACTGATTTTTATTAATATGGAGATCTCAGGCTACATCGTTTGGAATATTTTTGTAACCTTGGTGATTGCACCTATAGTTTATCAAATAAGAAAAAACGAATCTGAACTCAAAAGACAAGATATTTTACTTAATAAAACTAGAGAAGAGATTGCAAAAGAATATGTAACCAAATCTAGCTTTAATTTAGAATTTGAAAGAGTACTAGACAAACTAGACAAACTTGATGCTAAAATAGACAAACTAATAACAAATTAATATGGCAATAGGACAAATAGTAGGACAACAACCAGCACAATCAAGAGTTGGCCCTGTAGCAACTGGTCAAGCATACGCACAACAAATAGCAGGCGGTATGCCTTTTGAACAGGTCGTAGCACCAGGTCTACAATTTAGTCCAGAAGCACCTATGGGTTTAACTCAAGAGGAGTTAGATTTTATAGCCAAAGGGCCAGCACCCGTTATGCCTGTAGCTCCAACTATCGGAGAACCTGTAGCACCATCTATTCCAACCATGCCTTTTGCACCTGTTGGTACACCGATGCCAACTTTACCTTTTATACAAAGAAAGTTTGACATGACAGAGATTGGCGAACCTTTTGAGCCTGATCTTGATTTATTTTTACGAGATATCGAAGAAAGAGAGTTAGCAGATATATTAGAAGATATAGAAGTTCCTTCTTTATTTGATGTTCAACCAACTATACCTGAAGTTACTACACCAAGTATTTTTGGTTTTACACCACCTGTTGAGCAACCATTAGATATCGCACCTGTTATGCCACAAGCTCCAGTATTTGAACCACAACCTGTTATACCGCCAGTAGTAAGCACACCTGTTATACCAACCAACTTAACTGGTTTACCACAAATGCCTTATATACCACCCGTAGTAACACCTTCCGTTTTAACACAGCCAAGAATTAATGTAGATGATATTGTTTCTCCTATTAGCGCAGGAAGAATTACTCAAAGGATGCCAAACTTATTTAACATAGTCTAAATGCCAACACACGAAGAAGTCGTCAAGGCTGAACAAGCCGAACAAATATTAAACTCAGACGTATTTGCAGAGGTTATAGAAAACCTTAAAAACGAATACATTAACTTTTGGTTAAACTCTCGCGATATAAAAGATGTGAATATTAGAGAGGACTTACATAGATCAATTTTATTAATACCTGAGATAGAAAAACATCTTAGGATCATTGCAGAGAAAGGCAAACTCACCAAAGCGCATATCAATAAGATTCGTAGCGTAGGCTAAAAATCTTTCCTTTTTTAAATAAATTCATATAAAATACTTATAAATACACATAAGGAGTATTTATGAGCAATAACGGAAAACCGACTGCTTTACAAACTGAAGGAGAACTAGCTACTTCTGCGTTTGAAAGTTTCTTAACTCCTCAAGAGGAAAAAGTTGAAGAAGCAGTCACAAATGAAGTAGAAGAGGAAGTCATTGAAGAGGATGAATTACCAGAAGCAGCCGAACTTGAAGAAGAGATGGTTGAAGATGAAGAATCCGATTTTGATGATGAAATTGATGACGAAGAACAAACTGAGGTTGAGGACGAACAAGAGCAACCCACCTATCGAGTCAGAATAGACGGAGAAGAGGTAGAGGTCACGCTGGAGGAACTCCAAAGCGGATATTCACGTCAGCAAGATTACACGCGTAAAACTCAAGAGTTGTCAAATCAACGGAAAACCATTGAGCAACAGCAACAAGAGTTAGCGCAAAGAGATGCGATTTATTCGCAGTTGTTACCGAAATTGGAAGCCCAACTAAAGGGCGAATTGGCAGGCGAGCCAGATTGGAACAAGTTATACGAGGATGATCCCGTTGGCTATGTTCGAGAAAAGCAACTCTGGGACGAGAAGAAAGAGAAGTTGCAGGCCACTCAAGCTGAACAGCAAAGGCTTCAACAAGAAGCTGCGCAAAAACAGCAAGAGCAAATTGCACAAATGGTGCAAGAAGGTCAGCAAAAGCTACTTGAACTTATACCAGAATGGCAAGATCCTGAAGTTGCAACAAAGGATAAGCTAGCGATTCGAGAATATGGAATCAATGTCTTAGGTTACTCACCTCAAGAGATGGATGCCGTGTATGACTACCGAGCCTTACTTGGTTTAAGAAATGCTTGGTTGCAAAGCAAAACTGTTAAAGCAACTAAGAAAAAACCAACGGAAAAAGCAAAGGCTAGGGTTGCAAGACCTGGTACTACGAACCGACCAAGATCAGTAGCTCCTGTGAAAAAAGCAAAACAAAGGTTAGCTAAAACTGGGAAACCCTCAGATGCAGCTAAAGTTTTTGAACAATTATTAAAGTAATTTACAAGGAGTAATATTATGGCAAAAGTAACTAACGCTTTTGATACTTACACCGCAACTGCTGATAGAGAAGATTTAAGTAATATCATTTACAACATCTCTCCTATGCAAACTCCGTTCATGTCCTCAATCGGTACACGAAATGTGAGCAATGTGGTGTTTGATTGGCAAACAGAATCTCTACCTACACCAAGTGCAAGTGGAGAATTAGAAGGCTTTGAACTTTCAAGAGCAGCTTCAACTGCTACTGTAAGAGCAAGCAACGTATGTATGATCTCAAAAAGAGATGCAACTGTAACAGGATCTCAAGAGAGTTCAGATCCAGCAGGTAAAAGGTCAGAAATGGCTCATCAACTTGCTATTATGTCTAAAGCTCTTAAAAGAGATATGGAAGAGGCTCTATGTCAAAAAGGAGCTAAAACAACTGGTGATGCGACAACTGCTCGTGTAACTGGTGGTTTTGAATCTTGGATCACTTCAAACGATTCAAGAGGAACTGGTGGTGCTTCAACAGGAAGTGGTGCTGCTCCAACTGACGGAACTCAAAGAGATCTAACTGAAGACCTACTTAAAGATGTACTTGAGCTAGCTTTCACAAATGGTGGTGAGCCATCATTGGCTATTTGTGGCCCACATAACAAACAAGTTATTAGTGGTTTCACAGGTAGATCACAAGCTAGACAATTTGTGGATCAAAATACTGTAGAGGCTTCAGTATCTATCTATTCATCTGACTTTGGTGAACTCAAAATCGTTCCATCAAACAGATCAAGAGAAAGATCGCTTCTTTTAGTAGATCCAGAATTTGCTAAAGTTGCTTATTTAAGAAATTTCCAAACAGTAGATATCGCTACTATTGGTGATGCAGAAACAAAAATGATCGTAGTTGAGTATGGACTAGAAGTGTCCAACGAAGCTGCTCATGGTGTTGTTGCAGACCTTAACGTTTCTTAATTAACTGGGACAGGTGGGAGTTAGTGCATTTGCATTGACTCCCATTTTTTTATCTAACTTATATAAATGACATCATGTCATTTTATTTATCTATAAAGTTATTTCCCTAAAAGCCTTAGTCAATGATAAAATTATTAACAATATGGCAAGACGAACAATTATCGATCACAAGACTGGTTTTACCAATGAATTTGCTACGGAAGATGATAAGGTTATTTATCACACCACCCAAGATATTGCTCCCGTTATAGAGCATTGCAAAGCATTAGCAGAGAACAAGCCAGGTAAAGATTTACGTCATGTTGCAGAAGTACCCTTAGTGGTGTACCAAAAAGCCTGTAGAGAAGGTTGGGCGAACGACATGAAACAATGGAGAAAGTGGTTAAATCATTCAGATAATAAAGTCTTTAGAACATGGCAAGGTAAACTATGACATACGCAGAGCTTAAAACTAACATAGCTAATTATCTAAACAGATCAGATTTAACTTCTGAAATAGATATAT